ACTGAAGGGGTAATCAGTTGAATATACTTAATAAATTAAGATACGCTTTTACGCGTAAAGGCGCATGGGTTTTTGTTCCTTTATTTTTGATTGCAACATTTGTGCCGCCAGTTGGATCTGCAACACCAGCTCAAGCAACATTCACCACAAATACACAAATATCCAATGGACAAGCCTTCCTTCAGGGAGAATTTGCTGAAGTTGGTGTACGAGTAAACGGAGCGTTCGGCTCAACGAATGTCCCAAGCGGCTTCCATGCCAATCCCTCAAACTGTCTTGGTTTCCGTGTTGACCGTGAAATGGATGGATGGGGAAGCTCTACAGACGATGGTGACTACTTCTGCCCTGGCTCACCCTTTGAGGGCTGGCAGGTAAAGGTCGGTTCAAGCCTCGGCAGGAACGACCATGGACAAACTGGGGTTTCTGGTGCTGTATCCGATATTCAGAACTCAGGTTCTTCGCAGTGTGTCTCTTGGAATAGTGCAAGCCCGTATAACGGAGTGAGCATTTCACAAAGATATTGTGTGCCAACGGCAGGGCAGGCTTTGCATACAGATGTGACCCTCACTAACACAACAGGCTCGGCTGTCAGCGACATTTATTTTGGTCGTGGGTTTGATCCAGATAACGCAACAGGATCTGGCTCAATGACCTGCGCTGGTTCAACGGCTGGAACGAATATGTTTCAGTCTTGCAATGCTGTGACTGGTCAAGGGACAGAGGCACAAGCAACAGCCCGTTGGGGAAATAACTCATTTATTGCACTTCAGTCATTTGATGCTCGTGCTCGTGTAGCTCGTCAAGCTGGTGGATTCTCCTCGCCGGACCCTTCAGATATTTGGACTGCTGGTAACAACCTTTCAACAAGTGGCACATATCTCGGCAATGTTGGGGAAATGCTTGCAGATGCAGGTATTTATGTTGCTCTCAATGTTCCTACTCTTGGTGCTGGTGCTTCTACTTCTTTTCGTATCAGCTATGTGCTTTCAGCGGATGGAAATAATGCTCCAGTATTAGGTGCACCAGTAGTAAGTGGCATTGGCCAGACTTCTGCAACTGTGGCATCAACAGTAAACCCAAAGGGTTTCTCAACCACAGCAGCGTTGGTCTACTCCACTGATTCAAGCTTTGCTACCTCTAGCTCTGTATCAATGGGAACACTGACTGGTTCAGACGAGCTTGCTATTGACGCAGAGATCACTGGTCTTGACCCAAGCGAAACTTATTACGCAAAGATTGTTGCAACTAACGAGACTGGAACTACAGAGTCAGCAGTATTTGACTTTGATACTCTAGCCGCAACTGCTCCGATAGTTTCATCAGAAGAACCAACAGTCACGGTTGATGATGGTCCTGTAACTCTTTCTGGAACATTAAACCCTAACGGTTTCAGCTCTACAGCCGTCTTCCAATACAGCACTACAGCAGACTTCTCTGGAACCGTAGTGGATGTTCCAGTATCTGGAAGTTTTGATGGAACATCACTCTCAACCGTATCTACCGTTGTTTCTGGTTTGACTGGTTCAACAACATACTACTTCAGACTTAAAGTAACTAATGCTTCTGGTTCTGCATACGGATCAACCATGTCATTTGTACCCAACGATATCCCTGCACCAACATCACTGGTTGTGACAAGCCTTGATGATACAACTTCAAGTGGGACACTCCGTTGGGCAATCACACAAGCAAACGCTACGGCCGGTGGCATTTATGATTCAATCACTTTTGGTGTTGATGGAACAATAACTTTAACGAGTGCTTTGCCACAGATAACACAGAATGTGACTATCACTGGTAACAGCAGAACGCAGACAATCATTGATGGAAACAATTTGTATCGCATATTCAATGTTCCATCTGGCAGGAGCCTTACGGTCTCCGACATGACACTTAAGCAGGGACAAAATGTTTATGGTGGCCTCATATACAACTCCCAAGGAACTGTAGTTGCAACAAACTTGAGATTTACGGCTATGACTGGCGGCAGTGCTGTTTGGAATAATGCTGCTGGTTCAACAGCAACTTACACAAACTGTACATTTGACTACCTGAGCATTGGAATTGGTGGCGACCATGGTTCAACTCCACAACTTCCGTCTGGGGTTACAACTTGGGCAGACCAAACAGATTCTGCTTTTCAGAATAAGACATATGTAGATAACTGTGTTTTCAGCAACAATGGTTCTGGCATTAATACCCAGCGCTTTACTAAGGTGCAAAACTCAACATTTACAAATAACTCTTATGCAGTGAACATTCAAGGTTTGAATAGAGGTCAAGTCTTGAACTCCACGTTCACAGGTAACGGTATTGGCGTTTACCACAATGGTTGGATTCCAGCATCTTTTAATATGGGTACAGATAATCGTTTGATTAGTGGAAACACCTTCACCAATAACTCGATTGCTATTTATCTTGACGACACAAATACGAGTGGACAAAAATATCAAGGTTGGTCAACTGTGGTCGGCAATGCCTGGGACGCAAATGGCGTATGGGTTCGCTACTATCAGTGGAATGGAACCACAAATGCAGAAGGGACGGCACGCCCTTACACAACAGGAACGGTATTTGCGCAAAGTTCAAACACATTCCCCGATACGATTAGTGCCCCAAGCAACCTAACGGCAACCGATACTGGTACGGGGATTTTTCTTGATTGGGATGCACCAGTTGGCGGCGGATACCTTCCTGAACGATACGCAATTTCGTGGTCTGGAAGTCTTGGTGGAGGTGGAATCGCTACAGGAAATGTCGGCGGTGCAAATGCACTGAATACATCAATTGAAATTCCATATTCGGTTATCTACTCATTCGGTGAAGAAGGTGAAACATTCCCATTCCACATCCGCTCTGATAACGATACTTTCTCAAAGTATTCAGCGAACTCAAATGTCGTTTCAATCCAGGTTGGGGTTTCCACGAGCACTACAACCACGTCAACAACAACAACGACGGAAGTAGTGTCAACGACCACAGAGCCAGTGGTAGTGGTCGTCCCTGTAGAACCTGAGCCAGAGACCACAGTCCCAGAAGACACCACGCCAGCCACGGAAGAGACGCTGCCTGAAGAAACAGAAACAACAACGACAGAACCTGAAACAACNACGACAGAACCTGAAACAGAATCAACTGAACCTCCTGTAGACACTTTACCAGATGAAACAACTGATTTCACCGATGAAGAAATAATTAATATTATAGATAGTATAGATACAACTTCATCAGAAGAAATCGCAGCAGTGTTGGATGATATTTTTACTTCTGATATATCTACTGAACAGTTGACTGAAGTTCTCGATGCTGTATTTACTGCAGACGTAGAAGCAGAAGTCTTGGTGGCTGCACTTGATGCAGTGTTGTCAGCTGATATTTCGACAGAAGAATTTGCCGCAGTTCTCGATGCAGTATTCGATGAGCCATTATCCGATGAACAGTTTACCGCAGTTATAGATTCAGTTATCACAGAAGATATCACCGATGAACAATTCGCTGAAGTTTTAAATGTTCTAGAATCAGATACAGTTTCAGAAGAACAGGTAGCTGAGGCAGTAGATGCAGTACTTGAAAATGAAATAACTGAAGATCAAGCAACCGATCTTGCAAGTAGCTCTAAGGTTCTGGAAAGTATCGATACCACCCAAGCTAAAGCAGTGTTCGAAACTATCCCTGTTGAAGACCTAACTCAGGCCGAAGAAGCAGCCCTTGTTGCTGCAGTGACCGATGCTCCTCAGGAAATTAAAGAAACCTTTGAAGAGACCATTGACATCTATGGTGAGGGTCTTGACGACTATGTTGCCGTAGGTTCACAGGTTGACGTAGGAAGCCGTAGAACGCTTATAGCAGCCACTACAGCTGTTGCAGCCGTAGCTGGAGCTGCAGCCACAGGAGGAGCTTCTGGAGGCTCCACAGGCGGTTCTGGTGGCAGTTCTGGAGGCGGATCTAGTAGCTCAAGTCCAGAGGGCCGTAGTAGAAGAGAAGAAGAAGGCGAAGAGCCAGCAGGAGAGATAGCTGGTCCAGAAGACGAAGACGACGAAGAATTAACAAGAAACAGTATATTTAACTATTACCTGGAGGAGGGTATATGGAAGAGAAAAATAAGTTGGCTCGGACTAATAAGAAAGTTTGTCAATGAGACAGCAGCACTATCATTTACATTAGCTGGTAGCGTAGTTGTATTCATTACATTGTCTGGAGACACAAGAAAGACAGCTATGATAGCAACAGGTGTAGCACTTGCTGTTCATTATATACATGTTCTTTTAAAAAATGATGAGGCCTAGTAATGAGCAGACTTCTTTTAGATAAAGAAGATGTTAAAGTAGCCAGCATTAAAGCATCAGTTGAATTTTTGCTGGCTGAAATGACAAAACAAAATAGAGAATTGTTTACTCATCAAGAACTAGAAGATATTCTTTTAGATATATATAATTTAGTTAAGTAGTTTTGGGGTCAGAACGTTTTTCTAAAAATGGATTTGGCCTCAAAAATTTTTTTCCAATTTTACCCTATAAGGGAATTTTAAAATAATAAACTATATGATATAATTGAAACATGTCTGAATTTGGCCATGTAAACGATATTGGGATACTGGGAAGTCCTGCGTTTAGTTTGCGCGATAACCTTTTAAATCACAAAGTGCTAGTCTTCAAAAACGCTAAATATGATATTAATCAATATTATGATTTAATGAAATCCTTACTAAAAAAAGACAATGTTCTTTCGATGGATGATGACTATAAATACAATCATCTAACAAAACTACAGCACTCTAAAGCTGGAGAATATGGATATTATGCGCGTTGGCAGATTGACTCTTGTTGGGATATAGAAGTTGCTGACATTTGCGGGCTCAATATACTAAGTGCAGAAGAAGATGCTATTCACATGACTTGGGTTGATTTAGAGAAAGTAAGAACTCTTCTTAATAAAGAAACATTTGATTTTATCACAAAGCATAAAGCAACTGGTTGGAATATATTAAATCCTAGAGATTTATTTTCAAGACAGACTACTCCAGGTTACCAATACCCAGCGCTAAGGGTTCACCCAGAAACAAGCAGGGAATCTGTATTTTACAGCGGCCCTTCTACTATAGGAAAAGATAATGATGTGTGGCAGGATTATTTAAAGTATTTGTTGGAGTTTTTTCAAGATAAAGATAATTGCTTTACAGTTAATCTAAACCAAGGTGATATAATTATTTGGGATAACAGATGTACCGCATATACTTTTTCTGGTCAGGACAACGCGCTAATGCAAAAAACACTAATATACGGTTCCATACCTGTTTGGGGTTAATATGTATTTAAAAAACAATAGTGGTTACATTTATGAGGGATCTGAAAATGTGTTAATAGATCCTGAGGACATAAAAAATATTTACATAGTTGAAAACTTTATATCAGAAGATCATTTAAAAATGATTAATGATTACATCAAAAAAGTTGGTTTTGTAGAGAATGCTAATCCAGTGGAATTTCCATTAGCAATGCTTAGGTTTGATGAAGATCAAGAGGTGTCTTTGTTGATGGATAATTATAGGGAAAAAGTTCAAGTTCTTCTAGAAAGAGATTTTGATTGTGAAGTAGAACCCGCCTCGTTTAATCAAGCTGCTCGTTACTTAACTGGAGATCATCTCAATGAACACGCAGACAAAGTGTGTGAATCTTGGCGTGATTTAAGTAATATACTATATTATAACGATGATTATGAAGGTGGAAATTTCTTTTTTAGTCAATATGATTTAAGCTTTAAACCTAAAGCTGGAACTTTAGTGTATTTTCCTGGCGGAGGAAACTACGCCCATGGAGTAGAAACAGTTACTGCTGGAGAACGTTATAATACAACTGTTTTTTGGAAAGTAAAAAAATGGAAAGGTAAGCAGTACGCTTAATTATGATAATACCAGATGACATGATCGTTCACATCGCTAAGATATTTAATGGTGAATATAACATTGGTTACAACAACCCAAATCCAACCATCTTAGATATAGGTGCAAATATTGGCGGCTTTGCTAGATGGGCAAATTATAGATGGCCTAATTCAAAGATTCATTGTTATGAACCAGTTAAGAATACTTTTCAAATTCTTCAAGCTAACACTTCTGATATTCCAAATGTGGAAATAAATAATGTAGCGATTGGTAAGAAAAAAGAAAAAAAGAAAATTTACTATGGAAAAAACAACATAGGAGAAGCTTCTTTAATTCAAGGTGTGGAACAGCGTGAAGAAGGTGAGACAATAGATATTTTTCCTGGATCTAAACTTCCTAAAGCTGATATAGTCAAAATAGACACCGAAGGTTATGAAGTTGAGATTCTCAGTGCTATAACGTTTCAACCAGATATTTATTTAATAGAATATCACTCTTCTGACAATAGAAGATTTATAGATTCTTATCTATCTGATTATGTTCTTATTTCACTAGACATGAGAAACCATAATTACGGAATTGCTAAGTATGCAAAGAAAACTTTGTTTGTCTAACATTGTTTTCTTTAGTTATAATATAGTATAAAATTAATATGGTTTCAGAAATTTTTTATATTAAAAATTTTATACCTAAAGAACTAATGGATAAGCTTATGTCTTGGACAAAGAATGTAGTCCCCGTTAAAGACGATTATAGCGGTAATCCTTTTGAATTCTTGCAACCAAATGGTGATTCTATAGCTTGTGATATTTTTTCTTTTTTAAATAAATCTATTCAAGAAAATATAGAACAGAAGTTTTCCTGTAAGATATTTGAAGAAACTTTAAATGGAATGACAGTTTATGCGCCTGGATCTTTTTTACCAGAACATATAGATAATGTACCTGGGCAAAATATTCCTACTCCAAATGGTTATCCATCAAGAGATATTTCATCTACCCTATATTACAATGAAGATTACAAAGGTGGAGAAATTTTTTTTGTTAATCAAGATTTAAAAATTAAACCAACAGCTGGAAGTTTATTATTGTTTCCATCAGATGAAAAATATATACACGAAGTATTACCAGTAATTTCTGGAATCAGATATAGTTCTACTAATTTTTGGTGTGTAAAGGAATATGTTAATTAGCGAATCCAAATTCCTAAACGATCTAATTCTTCATCATTATCGCTAATAAACTTATATCCTTCTGGTCTTGGATCTTCTTCATCTTTCCACACTGGAATCATAGATGTATTTCCATATGAAAAATCTGGATTATTACGAAGATGTATTTCTATAAGTTTTCCATCTATAAATTCGCAATTAATTGCCTTATACCTAAGTGGTATTAATCCTATAAACGGTGGAAGTGGATAAGTCTGTTCTGTCTTAACCCAATGAGTAAATCTTGCATACGGGAGCACTTCGTGTTTGGTTCCAATTACTGACAATATTGGTTCATACCCACGATAATCGATACTGATATGATCACCGGTAAATATCTCACACCAAAATTCCCCAGGATGTAAATGATCAGTTCTATTCTCCAAATATTCAATACGGGCATTCTTGCCCATACCTTCTATATTCATAACTGGTCTTACAAAATACTCACCAGGAGATGGAACTTCAACTCCACTCGGACCACATAAATGACCAGAACGTCTTGCAACGATTAACTTATTAAATATCCAGAGATCTTCTTCTTTGCAATTATTCCAGGCATCGCTTTCTAAAGACATCCTAATAATTATTCTTCGTCGTCTGGAATACCATTTCCATTTTTATCTTCTTTATTGCCACCAGTCGAAATCATTAATCCAGCAAGTGTCCCTGTAATAAATGTCGCAATGCTTGACAGTACACTAAAGAACATTTTATCATTTTCTGCTTGAGCTCCAATTGGCTGCGTAACGAACACAAGAGCGTAGATAACTCCAATAGTTGTAAGGGTCAAAACGGTTGCCATAACGCAACCAACTATGAACTTAAGGCGAGCATCAAGTTCTGATGGTGTTAAACGCTTTTTCACGGTGTGACTATCTCCTGTGTCGTTGTTGTTTCGTTTGGATTGAAACCAAGTAAAGTTTCTGTGCAATTTCCATCTACTTGGCATATTGGCGGATTGCATTCTGGCTTTTCCCAGTTTTCTGGATCTTGACATGAATATCTATACCTTCCATTGTAGCCACATGCTGAAACTGCAATCAGCATGATTGAAAGCAGTTTAATTAATCGTGCTGACTTGTACATGCACTGTAACCCATTAATTCGTTGCAAGTACAACTGTCAAAGCATGAAGTTTGACAATCGCAATGTGCACATTGGCACTCAGACTTTTCATGATTTTGATGCATCATTCTCCTTTGCCTTGGTCGCCTTTTTGTCTACGCCATTAAATACTTGGTTAATTTCTGCTATTGACAATTTACCGTCATCTAAAAATGCTCTAGACAATCCTTCAACAACAGTTGCAACTCCAGCAATACCTGCCATAAAAACAGCCTTCCAAAGAGGTACACCTGCTATAGTTCCAGCTCCAACAACGCCAAGACCAGATGCCGCAAAAGTGGCCACAATACGCATAACTATATTTTTAATTTGTTCCATACAATCCCTCCAGATATGATAGACTTAATAGTAACTACAACCCAGGAGCGTTTAATGCACCGTGCAAAACTACTACTAGCTTCTTTGTTATTTAAATTAAAATTAAAGAAAATAGTTGATAAAAACGATCCTTATATTTATTAATTTAAAATGAATTCTAAATCA